CGCGCTGGCCGCACCTAGGGAGCCCGTCGCGCTGGCCGCACCCTGGGAGCCCGTCGCGCTGGCCGCACCCTGGGAGCCCGTCGCGCTGGCCGCACCCTGGTCGCCCTTCGCGGCTTCGCCTTCCGGCTTGGCGCGGGCAAACACCCAGTCGATGGCGCGCTGGATAATCTCAGGAATGCCAATCTCGGCTTCGATCGTAATGCGTGTTGATGCAATTTTGCTGTCGCCGGAGTGGCGCGCGATCGAGCCGCCATGCTTGGTCGTGGCATATTTGCTGATGCCCGGCGGATAGTAGTCGAACAACTCAAGAGGATGCCCCTCGATGGCGTGAAAGCCGCGCTCACAAGCGACAGCCTTGCCGTCCATCTCGTACGTCTTGCCGATTTCGAATTGAAAGCCCCGGCAGGTCCAGTCGAGGCCGAACCCCTTGATGCTGGAGATTTCAGGGGCGGCAGGTTCGGTCATTGGGGCTTCCTCGCGGTGATTGGCTTGCAGGGGCATTGTTAGCTGCGCTGCCCACGCCCGTCAACGTAAAAAGTTCCTCGGGCTAATCTTTTTATACGAGGTTTCCCTTGCCGCCTCGCGTTAGGTGCGCTAGTCATAGTGCATGAGCGATCTTCAGCCATCCAGGCGCGACCCGCAATTGGCGGAACTGTTTTCCAAGCGCGGCGCCGTCAAGGCCGTTGCCGAGGGGCTTGGCATCAGCACGGCGGCGGTCAGTCGCTGGCCGATTGTGCCGGCCAAGAGGCGCGCTGATGTCGCCAGGATTCTAGGCGTCGATGCGGAGCAGGTTCCTGTTCGTCAGCGTCGGAACGCCTGAAATGCGCCCCGCATCCTGCGAGGTGCTGCGCGCGCCGGGGGTTACTCATCCCCATGTTGTCGCTCCCGGCGCGCGTCCCAGCAAGGAGCCGTGTCATGGTTGCCATCTGGCGCGCGCTGAAGCACGCCGCCTACCGCAGGGAGTGGCACAAGTCGGGGACTGGCTGCATGGACGCTGGGTGCGGGCGCGGGACAGGCGCAGACGGCGGGGGTGGTGAGGTGATGGAAGCCATCCGCATCGATGGCATGCAGTATTCGGCGCATGACGACGATTATCTATCGTTCCTCGCCAGCAAGCGGCCTTCTGTCATCGCTTCGGGTCTGTCGGCCGTCCCTGATCTACATCCTGCGCTCAAGCCGCACCAGCGCGATTGCGTGGCGTTCGGCCTAAAGCAAGGGAGATGGGGGCTGTTCCTCGACACCGGCCTGGGCAAGACGCTGTGTGAGCTTGAGTGGGCGAAACATGCCGCGCACGCCACCAACCGTCGTGCGTTGATCCTGGCGCCGCTTGCCGTTGCCATGCAGCACAAGCGCGAAGCCGATAGGTGGGGATATGAAAACGTCCGCGTTATTCGCGACATGTCGCAAGTCTCAGATGGCATCAACATCTGCAACTATGATCGGCTCGACATCATCGATCCCGGCGAGTTTGGCGCAGTGGCTTTGGACGAAAGTTCCATTTTGAAATCGTTTACTGGCAAGACGACACAGGCGCTCATTGCCGCGTTTCGATCGCATCGGTTCCGCCTGGCAGCGACCGCCACGCCCGCGCCGAACGATCACATGGAAATCGGTACTCATGCCGAGTTCCTATCCATCATGGCCAGCAATGAGATGCTGTCGCGGTTCTTCATCAACGACACGATGGAGGCCAGCCAGAAATGGCGCATCAAGCGACATGCCGAGCAATCGTTCTGGGATTGGATGGCGTCGTGGTCTCGCATGGCCGAGACGCCGGCAGACCTGGGGCATGATGCATCAGCCTATGTGCTTCCTCCCATGCACGTTGTCCGCCACAAGGCGGCGGGTGACATTCGGCCGGCGGCAGGTTCGCTGTTTGTCGGAGACGTGAGCGCGACCACGCTGCATGATGTGAAACGCCAAACGGCCGACGCTCGCGCCGATATGGTCGCGTCCTTGGTCCCGCCTGAGGGGCCATGCGTGATCTGGTGCGACACAGACTACGAGGCTGACGCCATCATGGCGCGCGTGCATGACGCCGTAGAGGTTCGGGGCTCGCATACGCCAGAGAAGAAAGAGACGACGCTTGCTGCGTTTGCTGACGGGTCGGCGCGCGTTCTGGTAACGAAGCCGTCCGTCGCCGGATTCGGCATGAACTGGCAGCACTGCAACGTCATGATCTTCGCCGGGCGGTCGTTCTCTTACGAGGCTTGGTATCAGGCGGTGCGGCGTTGCTGGCGGTTCGGGCAGGATCGAGAGGTAACGTGTCACCTGATCGTGGCAGAGGGCGAGGCGCAGATCGGCCGCGTCATTGATCGCAAGAGCGCGGACCATACCAAGATGAAGCGCGCCATGGCTGCGGCCATGCAACGCGCGATGGACAAAGAATCCGCAGTTCGGGTTCCGTACAATCCAACTCACAGAGGGACATTCGCATCATGGATTTCGTGAGCCTCGATAGCGCGCGCGGCAAGGAATGGCAGGCCATCAACGGTGACTGCGTGGACGTACTCCGCCAGATGCCAGATGCCAGCGTCGGGTTTTCTGTCTATTCGCCACCGTTCGGATCGCTGTTTGTCTACAGCGATAGCGAATGCGACATGGGCAACAGTTCCACCGATGTCGAGTTCTCAGCACACTACGCCTACATGGTCCGCGAGAAGTTCAGGGCGACCAAGCCTGGGCGTCTGTCCGCCGTCCACTGCTCCGACCTTCCCATGACCAAGTGGAAGGATGGCGAGATCGGCATCAAGGACTTTTCCGGCGATATCATCCGCATCCATGAGGCTGCCGGCTGGGTGCTTCATTCGCGAGTGACCATCTGGAAGTGCCCCGTGGTCGAGATGACGCGGACCAAGGCGCATGGGCTGCTCTACAAGACGCTGAAATCGGACAGTGGCCGCTCTCGGATGGGGATGCCTGACTATCTGCTGATCTTCCGCAAGCCAGGCGACAACGCGGAACCGATCCGCCACCGGCCGGAAGATTTCCCGGTCTCACAGTGGCAGGAATGGGCGTCGCCGGTATGGATGACGGTCAGCCAGACGCACGTTCTGAACGTCAAAGCCGCGCGCGAACAGGCTGACGAGAAGCACCTTTGCCCACTGCAGCTCGACGTGATCGAACGCGCGCTGATCATGTGGAGCAATGCCGGCGATGTGGTGCTGTCGCCGTTCATGGGGATTGGCAGCGAGGGGCACTGCTCGCTGAAACTTCGCCGCAAGTTCGTCGGCGTTGAACTGAAACAGTCGTATTGGACGCAGGCTGTCCGCAACCTTAAGGCGGCGGAAATGGGTGCCGTTGACCTGTTCGACACTTGGGATGATGTGGCGGCGGACGCGGCATGACATTCAACTGCGAGGCCGATCTGGCGCCGGCCCAGTCAACCGGCAGGACGTTTCCTCCCGGCGTTTCGTCAGCGCCCAACTCGCCGCCGGGCTCGCAAGGCTCGGCGGCATTTCTTGGGGGAGCCGAATGACCGACCGCCGCAACACCTGGCCGCTCACCGACGACGCGCGCCTGACGGAACTATGGGCGGCCGGGCATTCGACGATCGCCATCGGTGACATCATGGGCCGCACGAAGAACGCCGTCGTCGGGCGCGCGCACCGGCTGAATCTGGAGGCCAGACCGAGCCCGATCGTGCGTGAGTACACAAGGAAGGCCGGGAAGGTCGTGCGTGAGTACGTCCGCAAGACCAACCCGGCGCCGCAGCGGCCGTCGGTGCGATCTGCCGAATCTTTGGGGAATTATATATTTGACTCCCCGAGATATCCGGGGTAGATATCTACTTATGGAGCGGATAAGACGAACGCTCACAAGGAGATAGCGATGAGCAATCAAGCCACGGGCAATTCCGCCCATCAGCCCGGGAGGGTTTCATGGCTCCGACGTTCCGCATCTTCGTTCGCACCGCTGAAGGCGCCGAGTTTCAGGCTTTCACGTGGTGCCGGGACGAGGCATCTGGCATCGCTCGCGCTTGGCGCGAAGGCCGCGAATTTGGTCACAACGTGACCGCCGTCTGGGCGGAGGCGGTCTAATGGCCGTCACGCTTGAAATCGGCCCCAATGGCTCAACCGTCATGGTTGAGCCTGTGCTTCGCAAGGGCCTAACCCGTCGCGTCTTCCGCTACATGGCGGATGGCTCGCTTGAATGGGCCGCCTACGATGACTGGCGGTCTCAACATGAGCGCGCCCGGTTCTTCGGCTTCGCCTCTCGCGAACTCCCCGCCTCTATGACCTCCTGAAAGGAGCCCGACATGCATAGCGTTCTTCGCCCCAACTACCGCCGCGCTCGCGCCCTCGCCTTGGAGATCGAGGCCGCTCGCGTCCATCTGGACGAGGCGCGAGGTGACCCTTCATACACCCTCGACGACATCGAGGATTTGAAGGCCGAACTACATCACTTGGAGCGCGAGTTCTCGCTAACCGGCGTGACTTCGGAGTATGACCTGTGAGCGGCCCTCATCCCGATCCGCTGTCCGACATGCTCAGCAAGCCGCACGAATTGGACGGTCGGTTCGAGCGCGAGGCGAAGACTGTCACCACGTGTATCTCGGATGCCGCGCTTACCTCAATCGCCGTCAGCCTTAAGCGCATCGCAGATGCCATGGACGGCGGCGATGCCTCTCAAGGCATCCAGAACAGCCTTTTCTTCCTCGAACAGAAGATGCATGGGCAATGAGCAAGTCCACGATCTCCACGTTCGAGCTTTTCCAGATGTTCCCCGACGCGGAAGCCGCGCGGGTCTACATGGAGGGTAAGCGGTGGCCTGACGGCGCCGTCTGCCCGGCCTGCGACGAGGCCAAGCGGATCACCACGCGCAAGGGCGGCTTCTACCGCTGCAATGCCTGCAAGACGGACTTCACCGTTCGCACCGCGACCATCTTCGAGCGCAGCCATATCCCGCTCAACGCCTGGATTGTCGCGTTCGGGATCGTAACCCAATCGCCAGAGGTATCTTCCGCCGCATTGGCGCATGATCTTGGCGTCACTCAAAAGACAGGGTGGCTGATGCTTGAGCGCATCAGGGAGGCGGCTGGGGATTATCTTGTTGCCGCTATCAATTCTGAGCCCGGATTTCTGACCCTGACCGCGTGGCCAGCCTATCGGGTTGGCGAGGACGGATCACTTTGGTCTCGGTATCGCCCCGGCCGTGGGGGGCGTCTGGGGATGTCTTGGCGGCGTATGTCGCCGACCATCGACAAAGACGGATATCGCGTCGCTCGGCTCTATGCCGTGGGCGGCGCATGGAAACAACTTCGCGTCTCTCGCTTGGTCTGCGAGGCGTTTTACGGCCCATGTCCCGCCGGTCAAGAATGCCGCCATTTGGACGGTCAAGAATCTAACGATGCGGCAATCAATTTGGCGTGGGGAACGCCAGTCGAAAACCACGCTGACAAATGGACGCATGGAACAGCGCGCCACGGCGAGACGCACCACAACGCGACACTGACCGATTCCCAGATCGCTGAGATTCGCAGCCTAAAAGGCCGAATGCTGCAACGGGAGATAGCCGACAAATTCGGGATCACGCAGGGCTACGTCAGCGAATTGCACGCCTCCACCGGCAAGCGGCTCACCTACAAGGCCCTGATCGCATGACCGAAATCCTGAAAGCCCTCGACGCGATCACCAGCCGCGTCCTCGCCTATCGCCCCAAGGACAAGGGCGTCGCCGCCACGAA